AGCCCGCGCGCGGCGTCGGAGAGGCCGGTCCTGCGCTGCTGCACCGCATCGAGGTACTCGAGGACCGGCAGCGCCTGCTGGCCGACGAAGGGGGTGGTGGCGAATTGCACAGCGTTCTGCGGATCGCCGCGGGTGCGGATGATCGCGCCGAGGTCGTCGTTCATGGCGTCGTCGAGGTTGGTGACGAGCTCGTTGACCACGGTCTTGGGGTTGATGCTCTCGGCGAGGCTGTCGAGCACGCCCCGCGTCATGTTGGTCTTGATCCGCTGGATGTCGATCGTGAGGTCCGCGATGCTGTCGCCGACCAGGGTGTGGGCGATCGGATCGCAAGAGAACAGCGCGAACTTGATCCGGTTGGCCGGCTGGTCGGAGACGATCGCATGCGCCTCCCCCATGGTGCAGACGTAGCGGAGCTCGGCGACGCCATCGCCGTCGCTGTCGACGCGGACATACCACTCGCCGTAGAGGACGCCGTCGCCGACGCGGCTCGACATGCCGCGGCCGGGATTGCGGATCATGCTCTCCATCGTGAAATTGTGGACGTCCTGGGTCTGTAAGTAATTGGCGGCGAGGTCGCGCGGGTAGCCCATCGCGGTGAGCTCGTCGATCGAGACGATGCGCTCATGGCCGACGATGCGGCTCTTGGCGAAGGTGCGGGCGTAGCGATCGAGGCGCATCTCTTCCGGCGGCACGCCTTCGACGCGGGTGATGGGCTTATTCATGGTGGCTTCGATGGTGACGTCGAGCCCGCCGGTTTCGTTCTGCTGCAGCGAGCCTGGCACGACCTTGGCGGTCGGATCCTCGGCCATCAGCATCTGCAGCTGCTCCATGGTGATGTTGACGAACTGCTTGCGCTTGATCTCCTTGGTGTTGTCGGTCCACCACTTCACGAAGCCGGTCTTGACCGTCAGCGCGTCCTTGAAGGCGCCGTAGAGGGTGAGGAACCCCGCGTTATCCTGCCAGAAGACATAGTTGACATAGTTGGTCGCCTGTTCGGCCATCGCCTCGTCGGGCGGCGCGCGCGGCACCAGGGAGACGACGTTCTCGGATGCGGCGAAGATCCTGACCAGCGAGGGCAGCATCATCAGGATGGCGTCGCGGACGTCGGTCGAGATGAAGCTCGACCTCGAGGGGCCTTCGGTCGGGCCGAGGATCTCCTCGAACGTGGCGTTGGGGTCCTCGACGATCAGCGTGTCGCTGTAGCCGCTCCCGGCCAGCGCCGGCATCATGCCGTAGTAGTATTTCTGCGCCTCGTCGCGCTTGGGCGCGAGCACGCTGTTCTCGTAGTCGCGCGCGTCGGTGATGAGCGCGTGGACGAACTGCTTATAGGTGTCGGGATCGCCGGGATCGTAGGAGAGCGGCGTGTCGCCGTCTTTGAAGGTGAACAGCCGCTCGATGGCCATGAGCCAACAGCTCCAAGGACGATCTTGCCGGCGGCCCGCCGGTCCCTTGGAGCTGGCCGTTGCGGCGACCTTATCCCCTCTAGACGATGCCCCGCAAGCGACGCCGCATCGGGCCGCTTCGGAGCAGCGAGGCCGACAGGCCGCTCACCAGGTGGAAGCCGACGGCGGCGGTCTGGAAGGCGTCGGCGCCGTGCGAGTGCGGGCCTGGCCCGTGGACCGGCTGGCCCATCGCGCTCTTGTGGTAGCCGCGCAGCATGGCGAGGCCGGTCTTGCAGTTCTGGGCGTCGAAGTAGGCCGAGCCGAGCAGCGCGCGGGCGGCATGGATGGCGTCCTCCTTGGCGCGGATCCGCGGCACGGTGATGATCGGTTCGCTCGAGGGAATGAGCTCCTGCAGGCTCGAGCGCCGGCTCTTGCCGCTCGAGATCTCGCGCGCCTCGATGTCGTGCGGCAGGAGGTGGCAGCGATATTCGTAGCCGCCGGCGGCCGCCTTCTTGCGGATCAGCGACGCCCAATGCTCGAGGCCCTTGCCGACCGCCATGGCGTAGTCGATGAAGTGGACTTCGCGGCCGACGTTCTGCCACCACCAGATCGAGCAGTAGTCGTGCACGCCGAGGTCCCATGAGGTGATGACCGGCGCGGCCAGGTCGACCGGGACCGGGCAGACCCGCCCTTGGGCGGTAAGCGCGTTCAACGCCTCGGCGAAATAGGCGCCCTCGACCGGCGCGTCGAAACTGCATTCCATCTCGCGCGCGTACTCGTCGGGGCTCATGTCCTGCGTCAGCTCTTTGGCCTCCGCGTAGGAGAGCGCCTCCTCAGCCGTTTCCGAGAGTGGGATCAGGAACACGTCCCACCGCTCGTCGTCGATCGCGCGCAGTCGCAGCGCGTTGAAGTGGTCGTCGCCGTTCGAGGTGCCGCTGACGATGGCGAAGCCCCTGTAGTCGGCGAGGCAGGGACGCACGACGGTCGAGAATACCGTCTTCTGCAACAGCGGATACTCGTCGAGGACGATGCCGTCGAAGTACATGCCGCGCATGCGCTCATAAGCCGACATGCCGCCGTAGAGCTTGATGATCGCGCCATTGTGGGGGAGGACGATCGCCAGGTCGCCCTCGAGGAAGCGCACGCCGTCGATCGGGCTGGTGTACTGCTTGAGGTAACTCCAGACCAGGTCCTTGGCCTGCTCGAACGAGGGGCCGACGTAGCCGTAGCGCGGCGGCGGCCACTGCCTGGGGTTGAGGTAGGCGGCGCGCACCAGCTGGTTGGCGAGCGCCACCGTCTTGCCGGCCCGCCGGTGGGCGCAGACGAAGATCCAACGCTTCGGGGAGGCGTGCAGCTTGAGAAAGTGCCGGCGCGGCCGGTAGGGGATGACAAGCGGCCCCTCGTTGTCGTTGACGGCGCCGGTGAAGGTCATGGCCCCGTTTTACGGGTCTTGTGGACTGTGGGAAAGAGCGGAGCCCGTCGGGTGGGTTTCTTTCGAGCTCCGCTCCCCCATACGCCGCCGCCGTCGGGGGTGAAAGCGGCGGCGATCCGTCACGCCGCCGGCAGGAGCATCATCGCCATGAGGCGCATTTCCTCGAGTGCAACCTGTGCGGCGATCCCGTCCTTCTCCGCTTCCGCCTCGAGCAGCGGCAGGCCGCTATCGATCGAGGCCATGATCTCGTCCCGCGTCGCCTTGCGGCCTTCCGCCCACCAGTCGACCCTGGTCGGGGCGTCGAGCCGGATCAGCCACCCGCCGCGGCCGTCGTCGAAGGCCTTGGCGAGCGGCGTCTCGAAGAGGCAGACGCAGCCGGGGTTGCGCTTGATCATCGTCCCAGGCGCGCTGGCGTCAGGGGAGAGGCCCTTCTCGTTGCGCTTCTCGCGCGGTCGGGTGAGGAACGGGCAGGCCTTCGCCGTGAACTCCGCGCAGTCGCGGTGGCAGGCGGGCTCTGAGGTGGTGCGGTTGATCACGCACATCGGCCCGATGACGTAGACCTTATGCACGCCGGTCGGCTCGCCGCAGACCCAGCATAGACCCTGCTTGAACGCGCGGGCGCGGAACTCAAAGTTGGCGTAGCGGAAGTCGGGCTTCGCGCCCGGCTCGCCGCGCTTGGCCGCCTCGCCGTCGCGGATCCATTCGACGAAGGCCGGGACTGGGTAGCCGCGCTCATCCTTGAACAGGCGGGCGATGCGGGCGGGCATCTTGGGGAGCTCAATCATTCTCGACCGTCCCTTCGATCAGCGGCCCCGCCTCGGGCTCTGGGCTTTCGGGCGGGAGCCAGGTCAGGGTGAGCGCGCCGCCCTTATTCGGCATCTTGAGCTCGAGGTCGGCCGCGTGGTGGAAGCCGCGGCGTTGGGCGGCGCGCGACTTCAGGAACTCCTTCGCCGCCGCGAGCTGGTTCGAATAATGGTCGTCGTCGCCGAGGCCGCGGAAGAGGACGCCGATCGACTTGTCGACGGCGCGCGCCAGGACCTCGTCGAGCGCCCGCCTGAGCACCGGCGTGTTCATCACGAAGTTGCGCAAGTCCTCGCTGTCGGCGTCCATCTCGTCGGCGAGCGCGCCGAGGTCGCCGTTCCTGGCGATGATCATCGGCCGAAGCGCGTCGGGGTCGAAGGTCATTTGCGGCGCAGGCCCTTCCCGCGCGGCTCCTGGGTGTCCTTGGTCGGCGGCGGCATGACGGCGCTGCGCGCCTTGGGCGGCAGGAAGTCGTTCGCGACCCGGCCCTTCAGTTTCGGCGGGCGCATGGCCGGGTCGCCGGGCTGCTTGGAGGTCGATCCTCGCGACAGTTTCGCCATGTTTCCTCTCCGGTTAGATGCGGTCGAAAACCTCGGCCCGTGACGGGACGCAATTGCAGAAGTCCTGAAACGCGCCCAGGTTCTGCTGGCTCTGCGCGTTGAGCGCCGCTTGCTGATTGTAGAGGGCGTTCTGCAGCTGCTGCTGCGCCAGCTGTCCCAGCCCCTGATATTGCGCCAGCATCTGCGCCTGCATCGCCTGCTCCTGGCGCGAGGGCATGCGCTCGATCCTGTTGAACAGCTCGAGCCGCCTTCTCAGCGCGTCGCGCTCGTCGATCAGGCGCAGGCTCTCGGCGCGCAGGCGCTCATTCTCGCGCGACAGCACGGCGTAGGCGTTGCGCCAGTGGTCGAGGGCGAACTCCCACGTTTTGGGGGCGGGCGGCGCGGGCGGCTTCGCCTTCAAGGGGAAGACGACGAACGCCAGCAGGGTTCCGATCATCGACATGGGTTGCCTCCTCTCTCGCGCCGGTGGGCGCATTGGTCGCATAATAGCGCATTCTCGCCGTCGCTCGACCAGGTCGCCCATGGATGCTCGCCAAGCGGGCCGCCGCAGTCGTCGCAGCGCGCGATCGGCGCGCTCCGCTCGAGCTCGTCGCGGTCGCTGCGGGTCTTCCAGCGGTCGTACGTCACAGCCAACTCTCCACGATCTGCGGCTCGTCACGCTCGTTGCGCAGGAGCTTGATGAGGCCGGCCCGCGCCAGGATCTGGCGCAGCCGCTCGAGGTCGTTGGAGACGAGGGTGTCGTCGGTCGCCGTCGTTTTGCCGCCGCCGACCTCGAACCGGCGGGCGATGAAGCCGTCAGGGTAGTCTGTCGGCCGCTCGTAGACGGTCCAGATGGTCATCACGCCCCGCCGGCTCGCCTCCCACTGCGACTTGATGACGCCGTGCACGTCGCTCATACCCCGGCGAGCTCCATCAGTTTGGCGACAAAGGCGTTGGTCGCCTCGCGCGCGGCGTTGTCCAATTGCTCGAGCCGCCGATCGGAGATCCCTTCGTCGCCGTCGTGCTTCCAATACTCGATCGTCGCGTGAT